CGACCGGGCCGAGCGTCAGCTCGTCGATGCGGGCCTCGAGCGTCGCAGCGTTCGCCCGCCAGGTGTCCGCCTTCAGCTGCGCGGCATCGCGCTCCGCAGTGAGGCGCTCGACGTCGGCGCGCAGCTCGGCGATGACGCGTGAGGTGTCGATCGCGCCGACCGCGGCGGCCGGCAGGCTCGCGATCCCTGCAGCCAGCGACGGCGCCGCATCGGGTGCCGGTTGCGTAACCGGCGTGCCACGCGAGAGCCAGTACACGTATTCGTTGCCGCCGCCCGCGCGCTTCTCACGCTCGACCAGGCCGCCCGCGTGCATCTTGTTGATGGCCTTCAAGACATCGAGGTGCGGCAGTCCGATCCCGGACGCGATTGCTTTCGCCGTTGCTTCTGCAGAAACGCCGAGAAAGTGTTCGATTTCTTCTCTCATCACGTCCTCAAATCAGAAAAAGAGCGGGCGCCATACAGGCCGCCCACCAAATACCGCCGCGCTATCCGAGGACCGTAATGCTTGCGCGACGCTGAAGGACCGGTTACGCCTGAGCGGCGATCTGCATCGCCGTCTTGGCGTCATTGAGCTTTTGAAGCGTCGGTGCTATCGAGGTCGCGAGGCGATATGCATCGCTTGCGGCCTTCTTCCACGCGACAGCCGTCTGATAGCTACCCGACAGAACTTGGGGGGGGCACTCGGTTACAAAGAGCCTTGATTTCGTCGCGCAGTTTGGCGATTTGCTCCTGCTCGGCAGCAGCCGCCTCCGGAGTTTTCTTCATCGTCTTTTGCATGATCAATCCTTATGGAGTCCTGATCTGATGGAGCGATATTCGGAAGGTGAGAACTTTCGGGATTACGTGCAACGCTGCGTCGCGCAGTGCTCGATCACCTCAGCCTGATGATCGAGAAGAGCGGTGAGACCGAGAAACACCACCAGGACAACAACTGCGCCGAGCCAGACTTTCACGAGAGTCATAGGTTCACCGTTTCGCGTCGAGATAGCCAAGGGAGTAGGAGAGGTTGCTGGACCGCGGTGGCCGACCGCACATCGCGTCGATCCAACCGCGCCCGTACTGCGCAATACGTTGTTGCTCGATCATTTCAGTGCCTCCAGTGATCGCGAAAAGCACGATAAACCGAGTGAAGGTGAGCGGCGATCGCGGTCACAGAAAGGGCAAAGGCTACACAGACGATCTCGCTCATGCTTGAGACTCGACAGCGTTGGCGGCGCAATAGTCGACGACCGACTGAACCGTCGTGAGCTTCAGCATTTCGTCGTCGGGAATCTCGAAGCCAAATTCGTCCTCGAGCGCCATCGCCAGCTCGACGATGTCGAGGGAGTCGGCGCCGAGGTCATTCACGAGCGACGCGTCGTTGTTGATGGCGGGATCGCTGATGCAGAGCTGCTCGCAGATGATCTTCTTGACCCGCTGCTCGGTGGTTGCTTGGACTTCGGTCACGTCGATTCTCCAGGTGGATGCCCGCCGTAGCGGGCGCGATTGGTCAGTCCAGGCCGGTTTCGGCGAGAGCGTTGCGCACGAGGAATGCCGCGTGTTCGAAAGCCGCGGCGAGTGCTTCGCGGCGATGGGGCGACTTCGGCAGCCAAAAGGTGACTGCGCTGCGGTCGTCATCTTGCGGCGGGTGGTGAAGCTTCTCGCTGCTATGTAAAACGAACTGCACTGCGCTGTACACGACGCTCGTGTTGCTCTGCTTCTCAATGAGCTGGACCTCATCGGTCAGCTCTTGGCTGTACACGTTGATGCGCATGTCTTTCTCCTGTAGCGGGAGCGGTTGTTAGGCGGAGAACTTCGGCCCATCGATGCCGAGCGCGGCGCAGATGCGCGAGCGAGCCCCGAAATCTCCGGCGCGCTCCCCGCGATTGAAGCCCTGTACATATGCAGCGATCGCCGCATTCACGGCCGGTGCGTCAAAGTTGGTAGGCAGCGTAAAGAGACATTCCGCGTCGCCGTCGAGCACTGAAATATGGCGTTCTTCCCGGAACGCCATGTACCCGTCTCGGATGCCTGCGATTTGCGTTTCGTCCATCATCGTTCCCCTTCGTGTTCGCACTGCACAGCCCTCAGCGGGGGCGCCCGCTTCACTACGAGCGATGGAGACGAATACGGGCTGTTTTGAGTCGCCGCGCCGACTTCAGGCGTCCCCGCTCAGGGCTGGTGTCGCGCTCCACTCGAAGCGCTTGAGTGGAATTAAACACCATGTTTATGCTCATGTCAAACGCTGTGTTTATATCCACCTAAACACGGCGTTTGACACTCAACGAAGGGTCTGAAATCGAGCGGCGATTGACTCGGGCGAGCTATGACGCGATATCGGGCGACATGCGGAAGTGCTGGCCATCTGTTGATGCTTCGGGCCGCGCGGATATGAAAAAGCCCGCGCTGGGCGGGCTGGTGGTTTAGGTGGTCGAGGTGCTCGAGCCGGCTAGGTACATCCCCTTGCCATTAGCACGAAGACAATTTCCACGAAGGCGGCGAGGGCGATCATCATTCTGTCGCAACCGACACGTCCATCGTGGCGGAAACGAGTAAGCCGATTACTGCCGCGATCAGGATTGGCCATCCAGTCGCCCTCATTGTCTTCTCGCCTATATTGCTGTTATCGGAAGCCGGTGGCGGCTTGCTTTTCGGCCGGAAGCGGTGGCGCTGGCGTCGCGCATCCGGCAAGCAGCGCTGCCAAAAGTGCGGCGGCGATAGCTTTACTGAAATTTGATCGCACGACCTTTCCCCTGAAGGCTACCCCAGCTCAGGAAGCTGATGCCGCCATCGCCGTAGCGAGCGAGAATCACGGCGTCGGCGCCCAGCTTCGCCGCCTCTTGCTTCAGCTTGTCGTTAACCATTTCCTTTGTCGGCGAGGCGTTAAAGACCGTGGTCTTGTTGATCGTCGCTGTGATGTCTCCAAGCGAAGTGTATTTGCGGTCGGTGACATCCCCCTCGATCACTTGGATTTTCGCGGGATCCGTTGCCTGCGTCGAAATGCTTGCTTGCTGCTGATCGCGGTCCACGGACGACGTGGACCATGAGGCGCACCCGGAAAGAAGGACGAACGTTGTCAATATTGCAATGCGAGAGATTTTCATTCTTATTCCCCGTGGCCCCGACTGGGCGAGCCTCCCCATATGATTCTTGACGACAAAGACCTTCGCGCTTCATTCTGATAATCGCGATCGCCCGGCAGCGCCAAGGCGATCACATTCTCGTCTTGATCTTTCGCGCCGGCACAGGGTGCGCGACGTAGTACACCCAAGAGATCTCTTGCGGCTGGTACGTAAAGGTAGCCTGCTCCGCATAGCTCCCCAAGCGGATGCCGCCGCGGCGAGAGAGCAGCCTCTTAAGCATGGTTTCGCCTGTGACAAGGCGCACGAGGACATCGTCCTCAATCTCTGGCTCAGTGCCAGGTTCTACCAAGGCAAATTCTCCCGGGTTGTAACGAGGCGCCATTGAGCCGCCCACAACCGGGGAAAGAAAAGCATGCGGGTCGCTTGTAGCGATCTCCGCGTATTCGTCCGTGGCCCCCACTGGATAGTCCCCGTCAGTCCAAATCCGTTCCGGCAATCCGCCTTGCGCTCGGCCGACAACATACACGTGGCGAAAGTTCTTTGTATTAACAGGATACTGCAAAAGGGATGGATGGCGAATGTCAGTTGCCGCCATTTCTGGACCGGTGCCATCTTCAATCCATGTGGCACTAATTCCAAGAATCTTTTGAGCAAGAAGGCGCCCCTGCTTCGAGACGCCGTTTCCTCGATAGGCCCAATTGTTGATTGTCTGCTCGCTTTGATTGAGGGCCTTCGCCAGATCGGCAAGTCTGTCGATGCCCTTTTCTAACTTCCGGGCGGCTGCGAGTAGGCGACTAACTGAGTCGTGAACGGGCTTTTCCATAGGCGCAATGTTGGCGCAAGTAAACATCTTGTTGATAAACGCCGCGTTTGCAAAAACTATAAACGTGGTGTTTAATAGTGGGCATGAACAGCCCAAACCACTCGATTGAGTCCGACTGCCAGCGCATCGAACGTCTCGGCGGGCCTGCTTGCGTCGCTCGCCTCATGGGCCTTACTTCGCCGGGGGCGGTTCAGCGCGTCTACAACTGGACGAAGCGCGGCATCCCGGCCGACGTGAAGCTGAAGTGGCCCGAGCTGTTTCTGCGGCAAATTTCGGAGCCGGATCAGGTCGACGCCGCAGATGACACCCAGCCGCCGACGGGCGGCAATCCTACCAGCAACGAGGAGGGCTCCTGACATGGCGGCCTCACTGCAACCCGGCATCCGTGTCGGTACCAGCCTCTGCGTCTACCTGCGACTTGATCGCGGCGAACTTGCTGCGAGTATCGGCATCGAGGGGAACGCGGAAGTGCGCACAGAATCGGCGGAATTCTGCGAGATCGAACGCAATGCGGACGGGAGTACCACCTGCCCGGCGCACTTGATCTTCGCGCTGCTCGGCACCAGCGCGCCAGTCTTCATACCGGCGGGGCAACTTGTGACCGTCTTCCATGACGGACTTGATCTCGCTGTACTCCGTGGCGCTGTACCAGCACTGAGCTACGCGCCGTCCAGCGACAGCGCTTCCAATTCTTGATTTGTTGCTCATTGAGGATCTCGTGGTGATCGAAACTCTGCCGTTACCCAACAGAAGGAGAGCGTCTGACATGGCACTTACGCAAGAGCAGATCCAGCAACTTCGAGCAAAAGGGCGCGCGTGGGTGGCGAAGCAAATGCCGCGCGCCGTTCGGGAGGCCAGGAGGAAGAGCAAATTCGAGCGTGTCGGCGGTAGGTTGCGCCTCAAAAGCAAAAGCGCGCGCCGCGTAGCCCGCAACACTCTTGCCCTCCAGACGATGAGCCTTTCCCTTTGCTGGGCAAATGACGATACGGCTAGCTCTCGACGCCAGGAGGTTGTTGCTCCTCCGATTGACGAACAAGCCGTAGAGCAGGCTCTGACGGAGAAAGTGATCGGACTAGCCCGTAGAACTCGGACATAACAGCAGCAGACAGGATTTCGTCGGCCGTTGTGCCGTTTGGTGACATTTCCTTCTTTAGCTCTGCAAGCAGCTCCTGACGCTCCGCCTCCCGGCCTTCGAGGTGAACTGCGAGCAGGTAGCGAATTGCAGCCTTTACTGCCAGAAACTCTGCGCGAGTTGTTTCTTTCATGAGACCCCCAATCGAGTTCAGTTGTGTGAGAGCAACCGAGTCTACGAGCGAAGGCCGGGATCCTCGCTGCCCAAAACCTGTTGCATTCCGCCATGGAGATCAAATGCACCTTCCCGAACATCAAAAGCTCTTGCAGGCGGCGACGCCGGCCACCCTCGACGCCGTGATCGCCCGCATCCGCGAGGAGAACCCGAAGGCCTTTCACGTCGATCTGTACACGCCGGATCAGCCGGAGACGCTCACGACGCGCGTTTTCCATGACCAGCCGGCACGCCCGACGCTGATGAAGGGCTTCATCAAACACTACGTTCCGACGGCCGAGGCTGCGTGACATGGCGCTCACTGCCGCTGAACACAAACAGATCCGGGATGCCCTTTGCCAGATTGTTGTGCGCGGCATCCGGCACGAAGGCGAGCTGAAGACGGCTCGCGAGTCCCTGACGCAGCAGTTTGAGGCACTGAAAGCGGCGCCAGCGCCGCAAGCAGCAAAAGAGAAGTGATGGCAGTTGCCGCGTCGAGACGAGCGGCTGCCGCCGAGTTAAACGGTAGTGTCATATTTTTCTCTCCCTGAACTTCTTTGAATCCACTTTAGTAGTCCTCAACGCGGAATAACACGTTTTTCTGGAGATATTAGTGAACATCCTAGATGCGGCACATTCGGTTGCGCTTGACTACCCCGGCGGCTGCGAATCGCTCGCGCCGCGCCTCGGGATGTCGGCTCAGGTTCTGCGCAACAAGGTCAACACGAACAACGAGACGCACCACCTGACGCTCAAGAACGCCGTCGACATGACGGAAAAGACGGACGACGACCGGATCCTCGAGGCCTGGGCGCGTGATCGCGGCTATGCGCTCGTCAAGATCCCGTCGCCGGAGAACTGCTCGGACGGCGAGATCGTCGAGCTGATGGCGAAAACGTGGGAGACGAACGGCGAGATCGGCAAGGAGATCATCCGCACGTTCGAGGACAACCGCGTCGAGCGGCACGAGGTGGTTCGAATTCAAGAGCGCACGTGGAAGCACTTCCAGGTGCTGCTCGGCCTCGTCAGCCGCATCGAAGGCATGGCGGAGGGGCAGTAAATGGGCGCGATCCTGCAAGCAGCGGTGCTGACGATGTCGAGCCGGGAGATTGCGGATCTCGTGGAGTCCCGCCACGACAACGTCAAGGTGACGATC